AAGCCACCAAAACAAGCGATAGAAGATTTTGAAGAACTTATAACCCAAGCTCAACAAGAAAAGGAATAAATGAAAAACATACCTAAGAAATACCACTCACAAGTTAGAAAGCTAATTAAAAAGGCTAGAGATAGTGAGAGAGCAAATTGTTTATTAAGACTAGAAGCCTGTTTAAATGGAACTAGAGATGTTATTAACTTAGATGTAGAACCACCTACGCTAGAAAAAGCTACAATTAAAACAATACAAGATCATATTCAAACGCATATCAATCTATTTAAAAAGGAATTATGACATATACCATTAAAGAAATAGTACTAGCTTGGTTAAAATTTACACAACCAAAATACTTGACAAATGACACTGGTTTTAATTATAAAACACATCCAGCTTACAGAGTTTATGAAGAAAATAATTTAGAACCAATAGAAACAGATTATTCAAATTGGATACCTTATTTAATTAGCGAGGAATGGAAAAATGACTAAAGAAGAAAAAATCATAAAGATCATTAGAGTTAAGAAATACCATTATTGGGATTTGAATTTTCCGTTTAGACATCTCAATAAAGAACATATTTTAATATTCACAGAAAATGCTATATATAAAATAATGTGTTAAGTATATGTCAAATATATGTTAAGTGATTACAAGATACTTGAGAAATAATTATGCAAAAAGTAAAAGCCACTCTCTCTACCTATATCGCTAATCGCTTGCTCAAAGGCGATCAGCTCATTTTAGAGACTAAGGACAAGTCTACTCATAAAACTAAAGAGTTCGTAGTAGAAATTATTAGAATCACTTCAGATATTCCCAGATGTAGTGGATGTGCTATCAGGCTAGACAACAAGCCTAGTTACAAGTATAAAAGCGGACATTTTTGTAAAGATTGTTACGACAGACGCATTGATCAACAGCGAGAAATAAATAAATCTTGTAATTAAAAATAAACTGTTATATAGTTAATATTGGTGAAATAGCTCTACCCTACTCTACTCTCTTGAGTAAAAATGGATAGGGGAGAGGTAAAATGAGCTTAATTATAACCACAATAAAACCACAATAAAACCACAATGTCAGCAAGCAGAGAACAAGCGATAAAGAATTTAAAAGGTAAGACTGGTGCTAAAGCTAATCCTAATGGTAGACCTAAGAAGGGTTATTCAATTACAGAGTGGTTTCAAGAAATGTTAGCAAGCACTCCTGAAATTAAAGAAGAAATAGGTAGCGCAATTATTAAAAAAGCAAAAGAGGGTGACATTAGTGCAATGAAATTAGTTTGGAACTATATGGATGGTTTGCCCCAACAAAATGTTGATTTGACTAGTAAGGGAGAAAAAGTATCTGGAGTAACTTTCATAGAGGAAGATTAATAAATGAAAGTTTCACTTCACCCTGCTCAATATTTAATCGCTCAAGATGAACACCGGTTTAAAGTTATCTGCGCTGGCAGAAGATTCGGCAAGGCTTTAGATTTAGATACTAAAATTCCTCTTTATTCTGGTGGTTTTTCAACAATGAACGATTTAGTTGTGGGTGATGTTTTAATTGATGAAAAAGGTTTACCAACAAAGGTTACCGGGACCCAGATATTTAATAATAGACCATGTTATGAAATTACATTTTCAGATAACACTAAAGTAATTGCAGATGAAAACCACGAATGGTTTGTTTGGGATAAACCAGCTAGAAAAGCTAATGGTAGGGCTATTAATCCTATTTGCTTGCCAAAAGTTTTAGAGACTAAACAAATGGCAAAAAATGTTATTTATAATAACCATGAAAACAACTATTCAATTCAAACTACCAATCCAGTAAAATATAAAAAACAGAATCAACCAATTCATCCCTATATAATAGGCATTTGGCTAGGAGACGGACATAGTTATTCAGCCACAATTACTATTTCAGATGAAGAAATAGTAGATAAAATAAGAAGCTTTGGTTATGATGTTGGTAGGGCTTGGGGGAAATATGCCTGGAGGATATATAATATCCAGCCAATTTTAAAAAGATTAAATTTAATTCAAAACAAACATATTCCAGACAATTATCTATATGGGTCGGTAGAACAAAGAATTTGGTTATTGAAGGGTTTGATGGACTCAGATGGCACATCTGGAAAAACTGGTCATTGTTCTTTTTGTCAAAAAGATAAAAAATTAGCCAAACAAGTCCAGATACTTCTTAATTCTTTAGGTCAAAAAACTGTCTTAATTACTAAAAAAACATCTTTAAACCAAAAGTTTTTATATAATTCGTATGAGGTTACCTTTACTCCATCAATAGAGGTATTTTCTTTAAGTCGTAAATTAAGAAGGCAAGTTCTTGATAAAGAATATCCAACTAGAAAAATGAGATATATAACTTCAATAAAAAAAGTTGAAAATAGAACAACAAAATGCGTTGAAGTAGACTCTCAAAATCACCTATATCTTGTTACAGAAAGTTTCATACCAACTCATAATTCTGTTTTAGCCAGGATGATTATGCTTAAATGGGCAATTTCTCAAGAGGGATTATATTGGATTGTTGCCCCCACTTTTCAACAAGGTAAAGATGTTCATTGGTATCAGGGGTTTAAAAGAGAGATTCCTAGTAAATATATAGTGAAGTGGAATGATAGTGAGTTAAGCGTAGATATTAAAACAGAAAATGGTGGCATCTCTCGTATCCAGATTAAGTCGGCAGAACAACCAGACCGGTTAAAAGGGGTTAAGTTAAGGGGTTTAATTGTGGATGAGATTGCTAGCATGAGAAATTGGGATTGGATTTGGCAAGAGGCACTTCGTCCTACTTTAACTGATTTCAAAGCTCCGGCAATTTTCATCTCCACGCCGAGGGGATATAACCACTTTTACGATTTATATAACACAAAAAGTAAGAATTACAAGTCGTTTAGGTTTACTTCTTATGACAATCCTCATATTGCAAAAGAAGAAATAGATGAAGCAAAAGAAACATCTACAGAAGATTATTTTGCTCAAGAATATTTGGCAGAATTTAAAAAATATACTGGTCTAGTTTATAAAGATTTTACTCGTGATTTAATTAAAGAGATTGATGATTTTCCAGCAGTCTATTGGCTTCGTGGCTGTGATCGTGGCTTTACTAATCCTACGGCAGTAGCTTATATCATGGTAGATAAAGACGATAATTGGTATATGGTGGATGAAATCTATAAAACCAAAATGACTAACAACGAATTAAGCCAGTTATTGGTTAATATGAATGAAAAATATCAGATTAAAGATTTTGAATTGTCTACTATGGACAGCGCTCAAGCGGGAGATATTGCGGAATTACAGCAATTAGGTCATGATTTTATTCCCTGTTCTAAAGAGAGCGGTGAGGTCAATAAGAGCTATATTGCTTGGAAAATTCAAAAGTTTTCCGAGAGATTAAAGAGTGGTAGGTTTTTTATTCATCCTAGATGCGTTAACACGATCAGGGAATTTGAATATTATCGTTATCCAGAACAAAAAGATAATTTAAATAGCAGAGAAGAGCCAGAAAAAGTTAATGACCATGAAATGGATGCCTTAGCTGATTTAAATTCTTATTATGATCACTTTTATAGTGTCAAAGTTGATCCTTTTAAAGATAGAATCCCAGGAACCTATGTTAGAAGTTATCCAGATAAAACAGACGAAAGTGAGGAAGACATTGACGAAGAACTCAACATTCAAGAACTCTGGTAAAACCAAGTTTGAAGAAGATTTGGCGGTGTATTTTCCAGAAATCTATCGGTTTTGGTCGTTAATGAAATTTGATCCTTATTATCAGGAATTGATTGAAGGGATTATAGAGATGGTGGATGGTGACGCCTATGGCACAATTCGCATTGTCTATCAAGGGGGCAAGATTAACAGTATTAACTTAGATAAACAGTTGACGGCGAACAAATCAAGACAAAAACCTTGACATAGAAAGGAAAGCGTGATTAACTTTAGTCAAATGACAGAAATTTCACTAGTGATTGTTTTAATTGTGGTTTTAATCTTATCTTATCTTGAAAGAAAAGATTTACACAATCGCTTAATGGCTAAAGATTTAAAAGATTTAAAAGATAACACGCAAAAAGAAGAGCCAAATCACCTAGAACCAGAAGAAGATAATTTATTTATTCCGCTTGAAGATGCTAGGCAAGATATTGAGAAGGATTTAAATGGCTAGAAAAATAGATGAATTAACAGCTCGGTTAGATCGGATGTGGTCAGAGGCTTCAGAAGAGCGTAAAAAATATGATTTTAAATGGTTTTTATATGGTTTGTGGACTCGGGGTTATCATTACGCAAGGTATGACACGAGAACTCGGCAGATTGTCGGTGAAGCACCCAAAGATGGCAGACCCAAGGTAGTTATTAATAAGATTTATCCCACTTTAAGATCGGTCAGAAATTATGCGTTGAGAAATAAACCCAAAGCGGAAGTGATTCCAGAAAATCTCACTGATCAAAATTTAGACCAAGCTCAAAAAGCTACTCAGTTCTTGGATTTTATTCATGAGACTCAAAGTTTGAGATATAAATTAAAAGGGACGGTGTGGCAGGCATTAGAAAATTCGGTTGGTTGGTGGCAAGTTTTGTGGAATGGGGATAATATTGAAGTTAATCCAGTTGATGTTTTTGATTTTTATCCTGATCCAAAAGCGACAGGTCCAGATCAAATGCGGTATGGTATCTTGGCAATCAGAAAAAGAATTGTAGATTTAATGGAAGACGAGAAATATGATAAGAAAAAACTAGAAGAGATTAAACCAGATAATTTGGTCAGTTCATCTAGTTATAAAGATATGTTAGCGTCTTATGATCGGGATGGAGTGTCTAGTGCTTCGGCTAATAAGTCTGATAAAAGTGGTACAGTTATTCTTAAGGAGTATTGGTATAAAGAAGATGGCAAAATCTATGTCACGGCAATGGCTGGTGATCAAATTATAAGAAAACCAGAAGTAGTTGATACTAAAATTATTCCATTTTTTAGATTAGCTTCGGATATTATGCCTTTTCAAATGTATGGTGAAGGGTGGGTTAAGAATATG